CTTTCTGCTTTCTCTTTTTGTTGATTATATAATTCAATTTGATGATTTAAATTATCATTGGCAATTTGTTCTTGTGTTGCTTGCCAATTGTTTACATAATCTTGTTGCTGTTGTGTGAATGTGTTTCTTTCGTTTATTAAATCATCATATGCTTTATTGTATTCTTCTAATTTACTTTGTTTTTCATTTTCTACTTGTTTAAATCTGTCATCATCATAATTTACAGAATAACTCGCCATTTTATATCACCCTACCTTTTAACATATCCACCAACAAAACTTTCTAATGTATATGAATTTAATCCAAATGGTGTAGTTGCACTGAATTTCATTTGCAATTTTTTCCATTTCTTTTTCTTAATTCTATAAACAATGTATCCTTTTGTATTGGTGTATTCATTTATTTCTTCAAAATTGTTGTTATCTGTTTTCACATATACTTTTACTTTATCGCCAAAAATTTCTGCTGTTCCGCCTCTTTTGTTAGTAGTCTTTTGGTATTCAGGATATTTAAAATCATCATGTTTTGTAGTCCAATAGGCATTTATTTCAGTGTCATCTTCTGTTAGACTATAAACTGAATTATTACCACATAAATAAAGCACTCCATTTTTAACAGCGGTGCATGTGATATTTTGTGATAGTTCCCAATAATACCATTCATATTCAACATAAACATCTTGATATCTTTGCCTACTATCTGCTAAATATACTTTATTGCCTATAATAACTAACAAATATCCTTCCCATTCTTCGAGAATCATATTTTTATAGTTGGCTTCTTTTAATAATCTACCATCTACCATACTAGACCTATGAGATAATGTCTGTTCGGTAGTTATATCTTGTGTTATCGCTTCCATTCCTCTATCAGAGAAAAACACAATATCATCATTAAAATTAATTCCTGTTGCAACACATCCTGTTGATATACTTGAGTGTGTGCTAGGATATATCTTTCCATATTCGCTATCAATTACAGGATTATGATAGAATATCGTAGTATTTGCCTGCGATGGTTCTTTTAATACCCATAAGGCATTATTTCCTGCAATCATTGCCTTTACAGGTGATAAATCCATGCCTTCATTGTAATAATCTAAGTCTGATACATATCTAGGGTCTTCCAATGAACTATGAAATATTGCATTTGGATAATCCTGATTACCACTAAAGAATATTCTGTTATCAAACACTGTTAGCAATGTACATTTATTTATTCTATCTCTATGCCCTGATATTGTTTTTCTAAACAATATTTCAATATTATGTTGCCCATCAGTATCTGGTGCTGGTGGTGCTGTAGTAAATGTTATTTCACCTTTTACTGCATCTACTGTTAATCCTGAACCTTTTACATAAGTTATTCCATTTACTGTTGCTGAAACAGCATAATCACTATCTATATTTTCAGTATCTAGTTTAAATTTAGTAGTAGTTCCATCACCTATTCTTAGATTCTTTCTAAGTGGTGTTAGCAAATTGACATCTTGATATGTTGTTCCACTACCTTCTGCATCACCAATTGAAGTGGTTGGTATTGTACCTACTACTTCTTGTATAGTTGTTCCATTATATTCCAAATAATTTATTCCATCTTTAATATAAAAAATGTTATTAAATATAAATGCTTGGCTTTTAGCAGTATTCATGCCACTAAAGATAACTGTTTCCCCATCATATAACTTAGTTCCACAATGTACTATTCTATGTGTTGTATTTCCAACATCATAAAAAAATAGGCCAAATATGGTGTTATCGTATGATGCAACTAACTCCATATCAGGCCTTGTTTCTATTCCAGCACCATTATTTTTATAGTTTTTCCACATATTTAAACTATCTGGGCTTCTTGATAAATTTGTATCACTATTAGTAAAATCAACACCTGCAAACATATCAACTTTTCTAGTTACTAGATTCCCACTTGGCACTCCTGATGCACTACTATATGAACTCATCTATATCACCACCATCTATGTAGATTGAGCCTGTATGATATCTTGGGTCTAATCTTTGTAGCATTTGTTCATATCTTTCGGCATATACTCTACCATATTGTGCAGATATATCTGATTTCAATAAATCAGCAGCAACACCATATGGCATAATTTCCAACACATCTGTTGATAAGTCAAACTTAAAATCATCATCACTTGTATCAGCAGTTATTTGCTTAGGATATTTATAATAGAATATATTTGCAGTTCCTGATTCATTAAATAGAATAGTATCATTTATAACTGAATACTCTACTCCTCTAATAATATTAAGTTGAAACATATTCTTGTCAATGTCTTTAAAATCATAAGCATCTTGTTCATCAATATCAACTACAATTTCTTCTCTTGCAGGTATTTTTTTTATTCTTGCTATCTCATTTTGAATTTGATTAATAACATCATTAATCTTTGCTGCTATATCTGGGTCATCAGTTAAAGCAGAAGAATTTGGATTAATTTCCTCAATCAATCTCAAAACCTTTTTCTTCATTTCCTTTAGTGTCATATTATGCCTCCTATCTTGGATTTATATCTGTATTATCTTCATATATTTTTTTTATTTCTTCAATTTCATTTTCCAAGTCTTTTAATTTATAAACAGGTACATTTGGTATTATATAACCTTCCAATTCACTCCATAATAGAACTGTATTTTCAGGTAACTCTTGAACTAATTTGCTATATTCTTTAGTTTTAATACCTCTAAATTCTTCTTCTTTTTCAACGATAGTAGTTAATACTAAATTATCTAATGTTTGATGTATTTCTTTACTATCAGTATATTCATCGAACTTAGTATCTTTTGTAACTGTCCTTCCATAATATTGTTTTAAACTTGGTTTTATTGTAAATAATTCGTTATTCATTGTTCCTCCTATTAGGTCGCAGGGAGTGGATTTGCACCACTCTTATGCTACTCCCACGATAAAAGGGCTTTCGCCCTTATATTTCCAATTCAATTCATCAAAACTACATTGCAGTTTTCATAATATAGATTTCTTTTGGTCTTACGATTTTAGCACCGAATACATATAAACCTTTAACTGCATCTGTGAATGCATCTTCAGGTCTATAGTGTTCTACTTTGTCGATTTGTTCAGCGAATGCGATTGCTTTACTAGTTCTAAGAACATTGTAATAAACATTATCAGTTGAACCAGTACCAGTTTTTCCTGTTGGTAAGCAGTTTTCAATACATACATAGGCATTGTTAATTTTACCTACAGCACCTTTCTTAAGGATTTCAGGGTTATTAGTTGACAACTCAGTTAATGATTGTCTATAAATAGTGAATACTTTTGGTGCAACTTCTAAATAGAACATGTCAGATACTCTGCAATCATTACCATATAATGTTGCAAATCCATCTTCTACACTTGCCATAGCATTGCTAGTAGTTAAACTAATAACACTTGAACTTTGTGGAAGTGGTGCAGTTCCATCTTCTGTTGCAGTTTCAATTATAGATGCTACATACTTGTCGCCTTCTAATGCTAACCCTTTAGCAGCCTCGTCTGTTGCTGCTTCCATTAATCCAGGTACAGATTGTGCCTTTACGATATCTTCAATTTCAAAATTGAAATATCTGTATTGGTTCAATTGTAGTAATTGATAACTATCTGCTACACTTTCTCTTGTTAGAGAAGTTCCAGGTACATAAGTTCTGATAGTAGGTCTAGTTATTGATAATATTTTTACTTCTTTCGCATTCTTTGAATCTTTTTCATATGTAAAATCGCAATGGTTTCTTAATGAAGTGATTTTATTCAAACTTCTTAAGATTGATTTTGACCAAATTGTCTGTTGGAAATATTGTACTGTATTACTTACAGCCATTAAAATCATTCCCTTCTTTATTTAGGAGTATTTTACTGACCTGTCATTGATTTTCTTACTGCTTCCCAAATTTGCGGATTATCTAATTCTTCATCAGATAATGCTGCAATTTCATCTTGAGTATAGTAGTCTTTAACTTTTCCTGATGGGCCAGACTTCATACTTCCCATTTTTTCAACCCGTTTTTTAGGTTTTATTTGTGTATAATATTCATACACTGTTTTTATTGGAGTTCTAGAATCAAATTGACTTGCAAATGCTTTAAATCCTGCATCGTTCATCATATCTTCATTAACTCCTATTTGAGCCAACTCTTTGACTTGTTTTTGTCTAGTCAACTCTGCTGCAAGTGTAGTAAACATAACTCTCTCTCTTGGTGTCATATTTGCATTACCAATATCAGCAAGTCTGTTTGCTTCTTCTTGCATCTCATCAAATCCTAGTGAGATGATTTTTCTAGCATCGGATTCACCCAATGTTTTTTCATCATCTTCTGAATATCTAGGTTTTTGAGTATATGCTGGTATATTTATTCCCTGTTCCTCATAGAACTCCCTCATCTTTTTATTAGATTCGGTAATGTCCTTAGTACCAAGTCCAGCACTTAATATACTTTCAGTTTCTTCGTATTTAGAGAGTTTTTCATTATAAACTTTTTCAAGTTTTCTCTTTTCTCTCTCAATCTTAGTAGGTAGAATACTGTTTACTCTATCGTTTACTAATTTATCGATTTCCTCATCAGTATATTGTTTAACTTCTTTTTTTTCTTCCTTAGAAGCGGTATCAGTTAATTCTATACCTTCCTCAAAATCTTCTACTGCTTGAGCATCAGTATTTTCAGTTGATTCATCAACAGGTTCTGTTTGAACTAATTCTTCTTCGTTCATTATTTCCTCCTATTTTCTGTAAGTGTTTGACTTCACTTTCCATATTCTTTTTAAGTCATACAATGCTTGGACTAATAAAAAAGCAATACTAAACTTGTATCGCTTGATTAATCAAATTACTTCCCATTTCACCAATACCTGCTATATCGGCTTGTGAACCTAAATATTTATTTGCTTGCATCTGTAATTGTTCTGCCTCATTTTGAACATCAGATATTCTTTGCTGAATTTCTTTCATTTTCTTTATACCTTCTTGCAATTTTTGTTTAGGCATTGAACTATCATCATCTAATAGTTCTGTATATACTTCTAACTCACTCATCTTTTGTTGACTAAAATATCCTGCTTTTAACATATTTTCAAGTGATAGTTCTTGAGCATATTTATCAAATGGGCTTTTAGGTGTTACATCTACCTTAACATTGGCTTGTAATGATTGTAAAACACTAAATGGCACTTTAACTGGTTGACTAGATGTTTCACCTGTTAATGTATCAGTTGTTTCATAATCAATTACTAATCCTTTATCAGCATATGTTTTCCACATATCTAGCCATATTCTTGCTAAGTTCTCTATTGTAGTCTTTAAAGATAATGTTTGTTCTGCATTTGGCATTTGTGATGCCTGTTGAACTGCTAGTATTGCTTTACCACTAGCACTTTCTGGATTAATATCGCCTGTTGCAATATCACCAGCACCTGCTAGTTCTCTAGTAGTAGTAATTAACTCATTCATTACTTTTTCTACATCACTAGCCATTTGTGATGGATTAATTGTTCCTACTATCTTCTTAACATCATCAACACTCATTCCATTCACTTTAATAATACTTCCCACTTGATTTAAAGCACTTGGATTTTGAATCTTGCTTACATCTGCTATCTTTTGCGGATATGCTGTTGACTTAGCAGATATTAATCTTCTCATAATTGTTTTATTTATTTCTAATTGATTAGGGATTAAATATCTTACTTCACCTTCGCCTCGTGCATATCCTTCTTTTTCTTCCCATATCATATGTGCTACTGGATAAAGTGATAATCCTGTATCTTTATCTTCTTTAATATCACAATATTGTGTTGATTGAGAAAAATGAACTGTTCCATCTTTTCTATATAACTTTGTAATTAAAGTACACATATTATCCACTTCTTTTTTAGCATCTTCACCTGCTTCTTCGTAACTATCTGTATCACTTATGATATATCTTATCTTTTCATCAGATACTCCTTCTTTTCGTGCAGATTCTATTACATTTATAAGTGGTTTTCTTTGCTTAATTAAAATATATGGTTGACTTTGAATATCACTATCATTCTCATTACCATAATAAATATCATTCTTTGATAATATTTCATGTGAAGGTAAATCTAATTCATCATTATATGTAACATATATAGGACATTCATCATTAATGGCAGCATGTTTAGATATTGCTCTAACCTTTAAATCCATACTGTCTTTTTCCCATACTTTATTCGCTAATTTATTAAGAAGTTCACAAGTTTTCTTTGCTACTTCTTTAAATTCATTATTATCAAAATTTTCAGAACTATATACAGGCAAATATAAGTTATTATTTATTACTCCTACTTTATATTTAACAATAGGTTTGATGATATTTAATTGTATTGGCTCTATTCCTGATAGTTTTACTCCATCCCATTGATTGCCATTATACATACGATAGTTTTTATCAGTATCAGTATAAACATTCTTTAATCTGTTGTAATTTCTTCCTTTTTCATATAACTGCCATATCTCAGTTTTTTGTAGTTCATCTAAATCCATTGTTCCACCTCCTAATTAGGTATATTCTGTTGGCCTATACTCGTTCCATCATAATTATCTATATTAGCCATCATAATATCCACTTGTTCTTGTTTCTTTTTTTCTTCATGTATTTCTATTTCATTTTGTATTGCTTTTACTGGATTTAACTCTGGCATTGTTATTTCTTTGTTGTTAGATAATTTTTGACCATTTCTAAGTCCTAATGTATATGCAACTAAAACAAAAACACCAAATATGGTGCATAGTATTATTGTTTCTAACATTATTTATCACTCTTTTTCTTTGTAGATGGTTTCTTTATTGCTTTTATTTCTATTGTTTTTGCATCTGTTTCTTTAATCATGTTTTCAATTATTACATCTGCTTCGTTGTATTTTTCTCTATATGCTTTCTTTTTCATTATATCCTCCCACTCTTTGCTTATTGGTTCTTGCCAATTTTTTACCTTTGGTATATTCCATAGGTCATCTACATCTAAATTAGACATATCAAAATCAAATATTTTTGAATTGTTTTCATTTATTCCAAATTCATCTAATATTGGAAGTTTAGTTATTAACAGTGGTGTATTCAATTTTAAACTTTCTTGTGCTGTTATACAACCTGCTTCTGTTGATGATAATTGGCATACATAATCACATATGCTCATCCATCCAAAAGGATTAAGTTCTGGTTTTATGAATATTACTCTACTATCATTATATTCAAATGGTAAATCAGTAAATATAAGCATCAAAAAAGGTTTGTTTTTTTCTTTTAATTTGTCAAGTAGATATATTACCCTTTCTTTGCCTTTTTCCTTCGATAATCGGCTAAATACACCAATTATAAGTGGTTTTTCTTTTTGTTCTATATCAATGTGATTATATAAAACTTTTGGTTTTATGCCATATGTATTATAGAATGCATCTGCTGCACCTTTAGATACAGCATATATCTCATCATATTTTGGAACATCATCTAATGTTAGATAATCATACATTCCATGTATAAATGCTAATCTCTTTTTTGCTTTTATAAACTCTGGATTATTAAATACAGGAAATATAAGAGTATTACAATTTATCTGCTGACCTACATTTTTTATTGTTTCTATGCCTATGCTATTTAGTCTTTCTATTTGTTTAGTATCAGCAGAATCATATACTACACTAAATTCATATCTTTTGCCTAAATTATATATCCATGTTTCAATTCCACCTATAACATGTAAATGGCAAAAATAAATAATTGTATCTCTTTTGTATGGTTTGTTATATATGCTTCGTTCTGCTTCTAGTTGTTCTCGTTTCATCTTTTCTCTTTCTTTCATTACATCCGCTAGCATATTATCCTCCTATACAATTACTATTTCTTCGCCATAATCACTTGTTGGCTGTTTTTCAATATTAAAATTAAATACTTTCTCTATATGTGTTTCTATCTTTGCAGGTTGCGACCTAGATACACAGAAATATCTTAATGCATCTGTTATATGTGTTATATCGTGTGGTTCGGTAGCACAATCATTCGGATTCTTTTCATCATGCTGTAATGATGGTAAACATCTAATCAGATTTATGCAATTACTGAATATTTTAAGATTGCAATCTATTATCAATTCACCTGTATGCTCATGTTTTCTCTTGTATGGTTTTAGCCATTCTTTAACATTTAGCCATCCGCCTACTCTATCATTACTTGCTTTTTCAAGCAATACTCCATTCTCAAAGAATATTTCTGCTGTCGATTTACCTGTATCTCTGTTTCTGTTCCACAAATCAGGTGGTGCATATATTCCTTTAAATGTATCTTTTCTCATATAACTCTTTAGCACTTGACATGCTTCACTTACGATTAAATTATCTCTGTGAATCTCATTATAGACATATGCTTTATTTTGTGAATCTACTGCCACAAATACAACTGCAAACATATCTAGTCCATAGTCTAATGCTATGTATCTATTCCAATCATGTGGTATTTGAAATGGTTCTATTACATGAAGTGTTCTTTTAAATTCTTTAAAGAACATTCCATCATATATATCCCAATCACCATACTTCAATGCTTTTCTTTCTTTTTCTGGTAAAGCATCAAGTCTTTTAATATAATCAGGGTCATAAGATAACATAAACTTATTATCTGTAACTAAACTAGGTATAAATATTCTAGTGATTACTTCACCTGTTTCTAACTTACATTCGTGTACCTTATTAGGTTCGCCTATATCAATGAATCTTTCTTTTACCCATGTGTGTCCTACTCCACCAGGATTGGTTGAACTTTTTAATCCTTTAGGATATGGATTCGCACCTCTACATCTTGATATCATGTATGTGTACATGTATTCAGTAAAATGTGTTAATTCATCGAATCTGATAACATCATATTCAGCAGATTGATATTGATATACATCTTTTTCATTGTCAATGTATCCAAAATCAATAATACTGCCATTTTTAAATGTCCATGTATGCTTACTAGAATTATAATCGGCTACTTCTCTAGGATATTGTTCTAGACTAACTCTTATTAACGATTTCTCTAAATCTGGAAATGTTCTTCTGAATATTATTTGCTTACTTTTAGGATACTTTAAAGCATAAAGCAATGCATCTATCAATTGGCCAAATGATTTACCACCGCCAGCAGCACCACCAAACAATGTTTCAAATGCTTCTGAATTGATAAATAGTTCTTGCTTTTCGGTTATTGAAATATTCATTTTATTACCTTAATTTCTACTTTAAATGGTTCTTCTTGACCTATACTAACTTTATCAGTAGGTTTTTCGCCAATAGTATCTCTAACTGTCTTAAATGCCTCTAAATCGCCAATCATATATCTTTTCATTAAAGCATCTATTCCAATATCTTGAATTGTCTTACCATCTTTTTTTGCTTCTAATGCCAATAACAATGCTTCTTTGAATGCTTTTCTTTCTCTGCGAACTTCACCAGATTTCTTTCCGCCATTTGTTCCTCTTTCTCTTGCTTCTTTCTTGGTTCGTACTGGCTTTAGATTTTCTATGTTTGCCATGGCTCTCACCTACTTTTTCATCTTTGCAGTATAAATAATCGCTGCATAACTTACAATTCCATGTTCTCTGACATCTAACCCAATTCATTCTCTTTATCAACTCACTAAAAAAGACACATTCAGGGTGTGCCTTTATTTTGTTCTGATTCTAAGTAAAGGAGGTGAATCAGATTATGTCTATGATATAGATACTGCACCAATAATATATTCGCTTTTAGTATTACTGTACATCTAATACCTCGCTTGATTTGCAACAGGAACTCCTGCAAGTTATCATCTTGCATTCTAACCCTCACCCGTTCTATTGTTTCTCTATATTACCAGTGCACTATCTACCTCATAAGATAGTGCTTGAAAAGAAATTACATGTGTGATGTATGTCTTTTGACATTCTCACGATACTAATATACACCTAGTTTTGTCTCATTTTGTCTCATCTTTATATTTTCTTTCAATTTTCTTCATTTCTTCTCTCATCTCATCTACATATCTATATGTCTGTGCTCTTGAATAACCAATTAACTTGCAGAAATGTCTTTCTTTCTTTTTATCTAACCATTTATAGACATATATCCTATCATATAAATCTTTACTCTCTCTCAGTTCTATTTCTTTTAACTTAAATAAATATGTCCTGTTATCAAAAACATCTCTAGTGTTCTTTATCTTCTCATCAATTTCTGTTATTTGTGCACTATAATTAGTAAATTTACTAGATGGGTCTGTACTAGGTGTAAGATGATTCACTACTTCATTAGGAATTATACTATGTGGAGTAACTGTATATAACAATTTTGCTTTTGCATCTATTGCTCTATTATATTCTCTCTCTGCTTTTTTCTTTTTATAATATAATTCTACATATTCTAGATACATCATATCACCCCTTTTAATATCTTCTGCATATCTTCTTCTGTATATTGCCTATTCTTATATGGCTGATTAATTTGATTCTCTTTTTTATGTAGTTCTGCTAGGATAAATTGTCTATTTGTTTCTGATGATAATTTTTCTTTCACATCTGCGAATCTTGCAAGAATCTCAATATCATTTTTTATCTTTCTTCTGTCTATTCTTATATCTTTCATCTATTTCACAAATCTATAACACCATAGCATACTTATCTTATTATTTTCTACATAATGAAGTAAATCTAACTCTTTTTCATTCTCTACTCTTAATTTATCCTGTAATGTACTAGCATATTTATCTATTTCATTTAATTTATTTACTACATCTGTTATTTCTTGTATTACATCCATTTATACTCCTTTCTACCTTTTAATCAACCAAAACCACCCTATTTATCTTTCAAATCCTTCGTGTTTTTCTAAATAATTCATTAAATCATCAACTGAATCAGTTTCACTACACATAATTGCTGGATTATAACTACTAAAATAATCCTTTCTATCTGGAAAATTTAAAAATAATAACCATCTATAATTCTTTTCTAAATCAGTTTCTATATGCAGGTGAAATCTTCTCTTATTGATTTTTCCCTGTATCTTTATTAATGTTTCTATATCTTTACTCATTATATTTCCTCCTATTAATCTTCTCTTATATCCATTCTTGGAACAATACCAACCACTTTTTTATTAACCTTATTTATAAATTTTACATATTTCTCAGTTGATTCTACTACACCAACTATCTTAACTAAATCATAATCGTTCATATTTTCTACTATTGCATAATCACCAATTTTAAAATATCTATCTTCACTTATTTCCCAATAATATACTTGATTACAATTATTTAATTTACCTGCTATCATTTTTACTTTATCATTTTCATCTACAGATTTTAAATTCATTATTTTGCCTTCTTTCTATTTCTTTTTCTTCTCTTTTTATCTTCTATCAATTCTTTTCTTTTTTCTTCAAAATCCTTCATCTTTGATAATGTCCATTTTTTTGTACACATACCACACTCTTTTAATAAGCCAATATATTCTTCTTTAGTTAATCCTCTATAACTCATTTATTTGCCTTCTTCCTTAATTCTATCTAATTGTCTATCTATTTTAAAATTCATTATTTCTTCTATTTCTTCATCATTTATACCATAATAGTATTGAAATTGTTTTAACATTACCATTATATCGGCAATTTCTTCGGCAATACATTCTTTATACCAATTATGATTAGTAAAATAACTTTTTGTGTTTTCAAATTTCAATATTGCTTCATCTAATTCAAAATACTCACTATGTATGTATTTTAATTGTTCCATTATTCCATAATTATTTATTATTTTCATTAAATTTTCTTTCACTGTCTTACCTCTTTCAAAATTTTTATTACATCTCTAAATGCCGATACTCTACTTACATATCTTTTCTTTCCTCGTTGTCTATCTTCAAACTCGGCTTTTATTTTTAATTCTGTTAATTTATCAATAGCATATTCAATCATTATTTCATGTTCTTTTGCTGTCATTTACACCACCTAATATCTCTAATAATTCTTCATCATACTTTAACCACAATCCTAATATTCTTTTAACATAATCATATGATTCTTCCTGTAAACATCTTTTGTTGACATCAATATCATGTTTTATTTTTAGTATTGCCTCAACAACATTGCTTTCATCAGATTCACATTCTTTTTTCATTGTTTACCTCTATAATTTAATACATATTCAAGTTGCTTTTGTGTCATATGAAAGTAATTATTTGCATACATCGTTAAAGTATAATGTCTGCCATGCTCTCTAAGAATTTTCT